TATCACTATTGTGTCTTAGGCTCTAGAATCCGTGTTCAATTCCAGAACAATTCTCTCTCCAATCAACTCCCAGGCTATGCTGGCATCATTCTTACTCCTTCCTCTGACTCTCTTCCTGCTCTCTCGGACATCCTCTCTCAACCTACTATGTCTACTCGTGGTCGCATGCTACCTGTTTTCTCTCAAGGAGTCCAGAACATCATCACCCATACCTTTTCAGCCAGAAAGTTCTTTGGCCCGCGCTTCTCTCCGTCTAATCCAGAGTTTGGCGCGGGAATTGCTTTCAATCCTGCTGAGCAAGCTTATTTCAAAGTATTCTACAGTTCTATTAATGGCAATGACCCTGGTGCTGTCACTTGTCTTGCTACTCTCGAGATGATTTGCATGTTCACCGAGCGAAAATTGCTCCCTGTTGATTCTTAAATAAACACACTTGCCAATCTTGGATTCCCCCTCGACTACTATTTCATTATGTAGGCAAGAGAGGGAGCGGAGGCGACAGCCGGAGCGACCGGAACAACCTTCTTAGACGCCCGGCCTTTAGGCCGGGCGTGTGAGACCCTCACCGTCGATAATTTGAGGTGGACTGGCCTAGTATTACCCAGTCCACCTCTGTGCATAACCTCTGTGCAATTCTAGAAAATGCCTCGCATTCTGATGCAGGTGAAGCGAACACTTCATAGAATGTTCTGCTGCAGTTATATAGAATGTTCTGCCCTCGCTCGGCACAAATGTCATCACGAGCGCGCAGCTGGTGCTTCACCGTGAACAATTACGACGATGCCGCCCTTGAATACTTGGAGGCATGCGATTGCAAGTACGTAGTCTACGGCAAGGAGGTTGGTGAAGAGGGCACACCACACCTCCAAGGTTTCATCATGTTCGCCCATCCTGTGAGCTTCAACCAGGTCAAGGAGCGTCTTCCCCAAGGAGCCCACATTGAGAAGGCAAAAGGAACACCCAAGCAGGCCGCGGACTACTGCAAGAAGGACAACGATTTCGTGGAGCGCGGCGAACCCCCTGTTGGAGCTGGCAAGCGCAAGGACATCGACCGCCTGGTGGAGGACATCAACAACGGAGAGCGTTCCCTGAAAAAGCTTCGCCAAGCCCACCCTTCCGTCATGGCGCGCCACGCTTCTTTCGCGCGCCAATTGTTGATTGACACCGCCCCGAAGCCTGAGAAGCCCGACATTGTCCTCTTCCAATGGCAGAAAGACCTCCTCGACCTCCTGAAGGGTGCCCCTTTGGATCGCAAGATCCATTGGTATGCTGACGGAGCAGGCAATGCCGGGAAGTCCACCTTCGCAACCTATCTAGAAGCCGAGCTCGAGAATGTCCAGGTTCTCAAGCCTGGCAAGCTAGCTGATATGGCCTACAATCTAGATGAATCTACCCGCATTCTGATCATGGATTGCCCGCGTTCTCGTGAAGAAGTCTTTCCTTATTCATTTCTGGAGGATGTGAAAGACGGCCGAGTCTTCTCCAGCAAGTACGAGAGCTTTACCAAGCGCTTCCCGCCTGTGCACGTGGTAGTCTTCGCGAACTTCTTACCGGAGCCCGCCAAATTGTCAGCTGACCGCCCGGCAATCATCGAACTTTCTTTGGTGCAACCGACGCAGGTGATACACAACCGCGTGGATTTTGAGGAGTTATAAGTCTAGAATTCTTCAATAAAGCATGATGTCACCATGGCCCGGTCGCGTTATTCTCGATCCCGTCGTCGCTCCTACCGGAGAAGAAGAACCACGCGAACTCGATACACAAGAACTAGAAGACTTCCTCGCCGCCGATACAGACGTCGCCTTGGATCTGTGGGAGGAGTCCCAAGATATCGAGTTGTTAGATTCAAGTACACCCAAGTCTTCAGTTTAGAAGCTGGTGTTTCTGGTATTGCTTCGCAAGTTTTCCGAGCCAATTCTGCCTATGATCCTGACTTCACTGGAGGCAACAACTTTCAACCTGTTGGATATGACACTCTAGCTTCACAATACTATCACTATTGTGTCTTAGGCTCTAGAATCCGTGTTCAATTCCAGAACAATTCTCTCTCCAATCAACTCCCAGGCTATGCTGGCATCATTCTTACTCCTTCCTCTGACTCTCTTCCTGCTC